CGTCTCGGTTTCGCTGTTGCCGAGGCCGTTCCCCTCATCGCAAATCCAGAGGTAGCCGCCCGTGGGCAGGATTTTTTCCCAGGACAGGCACCCGCCGCCCGTGTGGGCGATCTTGTAGCCAGCGTCGGTCATGATGCGGCCGACGACGGTCTTGGGCGCATCCTCCTGCACTTTGGCGTACCAATCCCAGAAGCGATTGGTTGCTTTTTCGAGATCGATCATTTGTCTGCTCCTTCGTTAGCCGGTGATCCAAAGCATCAGGCCGTCGCGCTGCGCGCCGACGATGATGTCGTTGATGTAGCGGTGCTCCACCACGATGCTGGTGCCCCACGTCATGGCGTCGTGGGGGATGTGCTCGGAAATCCATGCCTTGCCGATCGGCGAGAGGCCGCGCAACAGCGAGACGCTGCCGTCGTGATGCACGCCGAGATCATGCGTTTGTTTGCTCATTTTCTTCCTCGATCAGTCCGAAATCCTCCATCACCGCGACCGCGACCGCGTACGGATCGCAATCCAGCGCGAACAGAGACTCCATGTCGCGGTCGTAGTCAGCGATATCGTCGGCGAGCAGCGCGGGCGTGTACTGGGCACCGCGCGTGTCGGGGTGGAAGCCCAAGCCGAAACGTGCCACCCACTTGGCGCAAATCTCCAAGGCCTTGGTGGGCACGGGGCGGCGCTCGGTCCCGGTATCCTCGCTCTCGTAGGGTGAGCAGGAGGTGTCGCACCGGGGGCACCTGTCATCACAGGTCGCGTCCCATTCGTCGCTCCATTCTGCGCCGCACGGGCAGCGATAGTGGTTCAGATAAAGATTCACTTTGTACTCGCGTGGCATGGCGTCACCCGAAGATGAAGGTGTTGATGGTGTCGCTGATCGTGGCCAGCACACACTCCTCAGTGTGGGCGTCCAAACCAGCCTTGCGGTTGATGTCGAGGTAGGCCTTCGCCGCATCAACGGCCGCCTTGCAGTCGTCGCCGCATCCGGAATCGACCGGGATGTCGCGCCAACCCTCGACGAGGTGCTCTTCAATCGGCGGCCGCTTGTCCAACCGGTTGACGAAATAGTCGTAGACGTTGCCGTAGTCGGTCATGACAGGCGCTCCGCAAGTTTTCGCATCTCGGGCCACGAGTGCGTGTTGACCACAGTCGGGTATTGCCGCAGCAAGGCGTGTATCGCCTGCTCGACTTCGTGCTGGTCCTCGACCGCGACAGTGCGTTCAAGCCAGCGATAGAAGTGTTCGGCGGTGGCGCGATCCATCACGCCCGTGTTCGTTTTCATAGCAGCCAATCCTTTCTCAGTTTGGTTCCGGGCGCGGCCAGCGCCACGCCAAGCTCAGTGATCCGGTAGCGCGTCACATCGAGCGGCACCTTGAGGCCGCGCACGAAGTGATCGTTGCCCGCGCGGGCATGACCGGCCGCGACAGCGCGGTCGAGCAGGGCACGGGGGAAACCGTGCTGTGCGAGCGCGTGTTCGGTCGCGCCGTCCGGACAGCCCGCCAGCATGGCGAGCGCCCGGAGATATTCTTTGTTTGGTCGTTTCACGGCATCACCTGTTGTGGAAAACCCAGACATGAGCGTCGTGTCGGACGAAGACCATGTCACCGCCAACGCGCGCATCGCGCGCATAGGCCTCGTAATCGATGTAGTTCCGCAGATGCTCGGGGCACTCGGCCATCGCGCCTGTGCTGTCGAGATAGTCGGCGGCCCAATCGGACTCCGAATCGAACGTTCCAGCGTAGGCGTCGCGCGCCCGATCGATGGTGGCGTCCTCGTCGATGCCTTCCTGATAGACGGCGAGTAGCTCGCGGTCGGATTCGTCGAGGGCGATCCAGTCAAACAGGGCATCCGGGACGCTGCTCTCGCTGTAGAAAGCGCGCGGGAATCCCTCGTAATCTTGGAACATCAACTCCGGATCGGCCTCGTCCTGATGCAGGACGTGAGCGGCTTCCAGAAAGCTGTCGCGGTCGGCATAGTCCTCAAGATTGAGCCAAGCACCGGCAATGCTGCCGCTGTTGTACTTGGCGTAGGTGCCGACATAGAGTCGGGGGGTAGTCATTTGTCTGCTCCGGTTTGGCGTTTCCCATATCGCCCCCCGCGCTTGCGGATGCTCCGTTCGGGAGCGGGTTGCCCGCAGGGAGGGGCGATAGGCGGAAGCGTCACAGCGTCCCGGCAACGAGTTCCGGGTAGTGGACCGTCCAAGTGACGGCGGGATTAGTGGCATCGACCGCCAGCGTGTCCCATCGCGGCGTGTCGTGCGGGTGCGCGGTGCAATGGGGGCACTGGCAACCGCCAGCGATCGGCTTGCGCAGCGCGTAGGGCAATCGCACGAACAGCGTATCGCCCGAACGTTTCAAGATAGTGCGCATGTGTCTCTCCTCGATTTACTCGGTGTCGGCGACGTGCATCGCGATGGTTTCCAACTCCGCGATGACCTCCTTGAGCTTGGCCATGCGCGCGTAGTGCTGATCCATCGCGAGCTTGGTGGCGTCGCCACCTTGGACGTAGTAGTCGCGCCCGTTGGGTGCGGCTGCAGCCAGTTTGCTGCCTGCCTCCTGCAGCGCGTTGATAGCGTTGCAGTACCCTTCCAGCAGCGACTCGCGGCTGGTGCCGTTCATGTGAACGGTCGGTTTCATCAAGTTCATAAACTCACTCCTTGATCCGGTGGACGACATAGTCGAGGACTTCGCCGCCGTTGGCGTCACCGCCATAGAGGCGGTAGGACCAAGTGAAGCGCGGCTCAAAACCTTCGCCGTCCTCGTCACGGGCCACATCGACGATTTCGAAACCGTCCTTGGCCAGATCAGCGACCAGCTTGTTGACCAGCGACTCTTCGCGGTCATCGAGGCCTGAGTAGTCCCCGTTGACGAATGCACTCGCGTAGTACGCGGGCAGCGTCACGGTATCGACTTCGATTTTCATCTTTGACTCCATTCGCATCGTAAGCGGCCGGTTCACACGAACCTGTCTGACCTGTCCGGAGGACTGCCAAAGGAGCAGTAGGCCCACCGGCCGCTTGGGTTGCGAACTAGACGAACAGGAACCGCGCATTGGGGGTTGCTCCTTGTGTACCCCTAATATGGGACTGAGAGGCACTTTTTGCAAGGGGCCAGGGAGGCCTTTTTTTGATGCCTGAGAACGGGGATTCCGGTCCTATCGGCCCGGAGGTGCAGATTACCTCCCACGCCGCGCCGTTCTTCACCGCGATGTGGCCAGCGTCGGACATGGCCGCGCTGCTCGACCTCACACCGCGCGCGCTGTCGCTGCTCGCGGCCAAGGGGATCATTCCCAAGGCGCGCGGCGGCATCTATCCGGCGGCCGCGACAGTGCGCGCGTACCTGGTTTATCTGAGGGAGCGCGCCAACGTCGGCGACACCAGCTTCACGGCGCAGCGTACGCGACTGACGCGCAGCCGTGCCGACATCGCCGAGATGGAGCACTCGCGATTGCTCGGCGAGTTGCTGCCAGCAAACGAGGTGCTGGCCGCGCGCACAGCTGTCTACTCGGCGATCAAACAAAGACTGCTTTCGATTCCGTCGAAGTGCGCGCCACGCCTCCTCATGCTGCGCACCGCGAACGAAGCGAAGCGCGTGCTCGAACCGGAGATTCATGAGGCGCTCGAGGACATCGCGAACGCGACGATCGAAACGATCGCTCCGCCAGCAGATACACATCAAGCTGACGTGCAGCGCGACGGTGGCGGCGAACGAGGCGAGGGCGCTCAAGACGATGGCCCCGCCGCCGACGCTGACGATCTCGCAGTGGAGTGACCAGCGGCGATATCTGTCGACCGAGTCGTCGGCCGAACCGGGACGCTGGCGGACCGATCGCGTGCCGTACATGCGCGAGATCATGGACGCGCTCAACGATCCGGGCATCGAGCGCATCATCGTGCCGAAGGCGGCCCAGGTCGCTTACACCGAGAGCGTCAACAACGTCGTCGGCTACTTCATCGACCAAGACCCGGCACCGCTGCTGTTGATCATGCCGACGCTGGAGCTTGCGGAGGCGCACAGCAAGGATCGTCTCGCACCGATGCTGCGCGACACGCCCGCGCTCGCAGGCAAGGTGCATGACCCGAAGTCGCGCGACAGCGGCAACACCATCCGCTCGAAAATCTTTCCGGGTGGGCGGCTGACGCTGATCGGAGCCAACGCGCCCGCCGGTCTGTCGGCTCGACCGATCCGCATCGTGCTCGGCGACGAGGTCGATCGCTGGCCGCTGTCGGCCGGTGGCAGCTCGGACAACGACACCAAGCGCGGCGAGGGCGATCCGCTGACGCTCGCCGCCAAACGCCAGACCACGTTCTGGAATCGCAAGACGCTGATCGGCTCGACGCCGGTCCACAAGCTCACGTCGGTGATCTGGCGCGAGTACGAGGCCTCCGATCGCCGCCGCTACTTCGTGCCATGTCCGGCGTGCGACCACATGCAGACATTGCGGTGGGAGCAAGTGCGCTGGGACAAACGCGGCAAGAACGAAAAGCCCGATCCGGTCCATGGCGAGCACAAGCCAGAGACGGCGCATTACGTCTGCGAGCATTGCGGCGCGATCTGGGGCGACGGCGAGCGCCACGATGCGGTGCGCCACGGCGAGTGGCGGGCGGAGAATCCTGGCGGCACGACCGCAGGCTTCCACGTCCCCGGCTTCCTGTCGCCTTGGCTCAGCCTCGAGCAGATCGTGCGCGAGTTCTTGGCGGCGCGCCGTGATCCGCAGTTGCTGCAAGTATGGGTGAACACGGTGCTGGGCGAGCCGTGGGAGGAGCAGGGCGAGAGCGTCGAGGGCACCGGCCTGCTCAAGCGCGGCGAGAACTACACGCCACAAACGCTGCCTCCCGGCATCGTGTTGCTGACCGCTGGCATCGACGTGCAAGTCAATCGCGTGGAGATCCAAGTCGTCGGTTGGGGCGTCCACGAGGAAAGCTGGGCCATCGCTTACGCGATCGTCTACGGCGATCCGGAGCAGGCGACGCTGTGGGACGAGGTCGACGAACTGCTCCTCGACAGCTTCGCCAACGAGCGCGGGCAAGAGCTTCGCATCCGCGCGTGCTGCATCGATGTCGGCGACAGCCCGCACGCCAATGCGGCGACGGCGTTCTGCAAGAAGCGTTTTGCGCGGCGTATCTATCCAACGAAGGGCATCGCGGGACCACGGCCGGTGTGGCCGCTGCGCTCGAGCCGCACGAAGACCAACGAGCAGATATTCCTGATCGGCGTCGATACAGGCAAGGACGCGATCTACGGCCGCTTGCGCATCAGCAAGCCCGGACCTGGTTTCGTCCACTTCCCGGCGGGGCAGTCGTTCGACGAGAACTATTTCGCCCAGCTCACCGCCGAACAAGTCGTGACGCGCAAGCGCGAGGGGCGACCCTATCGCGTGTGGGTACTGCCATCGGGCAAGCGCAACGAGGCGCTCGACACCTTCGTGCTCGCGCTCGCTGCCCGCAGTTCCCTGCGCGTGAGGATCGAACCGCGCGCGGAGCCGTCAGCAGCGGCCCCGCCGTCGGTGCCGATGCCGCTGGAGGGCGGCCCGGATTTGGCGCAACCGCAAACCGCGCCGCCGCTCGAACAGCCCACGGCACCGGCGGCACCGGCACCGAGACACAGTCTGATGGATCAACCGCAATGGATCGCGCGGCGACAGCGCGGCTGGTGGAATCGATGAGGATGCGATGGCGTGGACGCTATCTGATCTGGAGGCGCTCGAGGCGGCACTGCTAGGCGGCTACACCAGCGTGTCGTACGAGGGCAAGACCGTGTCCTATCGCTCGATTCAGGACATGCTGCTGATCCGCGCGATCATCAAGAAAGAGTTGGGCCTGTTGCCAGCGTCGCGCACCTTCGTCGCGGCGCATGATCCCGGATTCCGTCCTGGCGGCGACGGCGGCGGCGAATGAACCTCTTCGAGCGCGCCATCGCGTTTGTCTCGCCAGCGCGCGCGCTGCGGCGTGCGCGCGACCGCGCGGCCCTGCGCATCTACGAGGGAGCCGAACCGGCGGGGCCGAGGGCGTCCGCATGGCGCGGCGCGAGGGGGTCCAGTGCCAACACTGAATTGTCGAATGCCCTGACACGGCTGCGCGACCGCTCGCGCGACCTCGCGCGCAATTCGCCGTGGGCACCGCGCATGCTCGACATCTACGTCGCCAGCGCGGTCGGCTGCGGCCTGCGGCCCGTGCCGCACACCGGCAGCGATCGGCTCGACGCCAAGGTGATGAAGCTCTGGGAGGAGTGGAACAAGGAAGCCGACGCCGAGGGCATGCTGTCGTTCGATGCGCAGCAAGGCCTCGCGATGCGATCGTGCATCGAGTCGGGCGAGGTCGTCGGACGCTTCATCGAGCAGGACATGCGCTCGAACGGGCGCAGCAAGGTGCCGCTCAAGTTTCAACTGCTCGAGTCCGATTTCATCGATGCGTCGCGCGATGGCTTGGTCGGTCAGATCCCCGACAAGGCGTTGCCGAAAAATACTGACCGCTCGCGGCTGGGCGTCGGACTAGGCAGCAACGATCGGCGCACAGGCCTGTGGCTCTATCCGGTACATCCCGGCGAGATCACGACGGCCAATCTCAAGCAGGCGGCCGCGTGGTCGAACTTCGTCCCGATCGACGAACTCGTCCACATGTTTCGCGTGCTGCGCCCCGGCCAGGTGCGCGGGGTCAGTTGGTTTGCGCCGATTATCTCGACGGCGCGCGAGATCAAGGATTTCATGGACGCTGTCGTCGTCAAGGCGCGCGTCGAAGCATGCTTCTCAGGCTTCATCATCAACGGTCCCGAGGGCGAGTCGGTTTTGAATCCGATGGACCCGCAGTCGCCCTATCAGCCCGGAAACGATTTCACCGGCACGACGCTCGAGCCGGGGATGATCCGCGAGCTTCGTCTCGGCCAGGATGTGAAGTTTGCGGCACCGACAACGACCTCACAGGTCGAGCCGGTGCTGATGAACGAATTGATGGCGATGGCCGCTGGCGTCGGCTGCACCTACGATCAGGTCACGGGCGATCTGCGCGGCGCGAATTATAGCTCGCTGCGCGCGGGCAAGATCGATTTCCGGGCGCTCGTCGAGCAGACGCAGAATCTCATGCTGATCCCGCGCCTGTGCGAGCCGATGTGGGATCGCTTCATCGCGCGCGCGATCCTGGCCGGTGAATTGAACGAGCGCGCCGATGGCTACCGCTGCGATTGGGTGACCCCAGCTTGGCCGTCTGTGAATCCCAAATTTGATCAGGATGCGCAGGAGCGCAGCGTGCGCGCCGGTCGCATGTCGCCGCAGGACTACGTCGCCGAGTGGGGCTACGACTGGCGACAGGTCATCGACAATTGGGCCGAGTATCTCGCCTATTGCGACGAGAAGGGCGTCAAGCTCGACATCGACCCGCGTCAGTTCACGCGCGCGGGCGTGGCGCAGCCGCAGCCTCAGCAGGGCGGCGCTCCTGGCGCACCGCCTCCCGGCAGCAACGGCAGCGGCGCGCCCAAGAACGGTGGCGGTGGCAACGGCAGCGGCGGCGGCACGAACGGATTCCATCTCGCTGATGCCAATGGCGAGCCGATCGACCTCGATCAGTTGCAGGAGTTGATCGACCAAGCCGACATGGAGGGTCGCGACGCCAGCGATCTGCGCACTTGGTTCGCGGTGCTCCAGCGGCGTGACTTCGACGAGACGCAGCACCCGCGCGATGACAAGGGCCAGTTCACCGACAAGGGCGGCAGCGAAGGCGGCGGCAGCGGCCACATGCCAACGCCAAAGGTGGTGAGCAAGCCGAACGGCAAGCCCAACGGCAAGACCATCGAGGTGAAGCCAGCGCCAGCACCATCGCTGACCAGCGCCATCACGGTGACCGGCGAGAAGCCCAAGCCAGCAGAGAAAAAGGCCGAGGAGATAGTCGCGGCAGCGACAGCTGCGGAAAAGATGGACACAGCGGTGCATCAACTCACCGCCGAAGCCATCATGACCGAGTCGCCCGACATCAAGAAGAACTCGGTCAACGTCACGCAGATCGCGCGCGACCTCAACGAGCGCGCTGGCCGGATCATCAAGGAGACATTCGGCCAGGACGCCATCACCGAGTCGTCGCCCGCGACCGACGAATTCCTGGCCAACGTGATCGTCGCCGATCTCAAGGCGGGCATGAAGAACGGCCACTCCTCGCCGACGTGGTACTCCGACAAGATGCGCGATGCGATGCAGATCGCCACCGAGATGCATCCGGAACTCGGCACCGATCCTGGCAAGCGTTTCGCCTACATGGTGTCGTTGGCCATCACCTCGCAGGGCGAGGTCGTGTCATCGACCGTGCGGCTGACCGAGGATGCCTACAAATATTTTGCCGGGAACGGGAAGTTCCGCACCGATCTCAAGGTCGCGACGCCCAGCATCAACGAGAATTTCCAGAAGGTGAACGAGTTCATCGATCAGTACGGCGTGCTCGGCACGAAGGAACTGTTCGACCGCGAGTTCACGAAGAAAGAGTTGAAGGACGCGACCGGCTACGATGTCGGCGACACGCTGGTGAACGCCACCGTCAACGGCAGCGCGGTGCTCGGTCCCAAGATCGGCAACGGCTTTTATCAGAACCTCAACGGCAATTTTAAGCGGTTGACGATCGACCGCTGGTTCATGCGCTCCTGGGGCCGGATCACCAACACCGGCATCGATACCAAGATCGACATGACCAAGGTGGCCGATCGGCTGCGCAACGCTCTCAGGGACGAGGGTCGTCCCGCGCCGCAGAGCCTCGCGGCATTGAACAAGATCGCCACCCAGGTCCATGCGCAGCACGAGCGCGACTACCGCAAACATAACGCCGATTACAAATCGGGCGTGCGCAAGAAGACTGAGCTGGTCTATGCGTCGTCGCGCTTTGTTTATCACTACGACGGCGCGATGGTTGATGACGTGCGCGGCGGCGGCAACCGCGCGTGGATCGAAAGCGTCTTCGGCAAGGTGCTCGACAAGTTCAAGGCGCAGGGCATCGACATGACGATGGCCGCTGCGCAGGCCACTTGGTGGAACCCGGAGCAGGTTCTGTACAGGCATCTCGGTGGCCGCGTGAAGGAGAGCGACAACGATTACGCCAAGGGCCTGCGGAAGTATGCCGACAGCCTCACCGGCCGCGCCATGACCATGGGCGACGAGGATCTGCTGCAGAGCGCGCCGTGGATCGATGATCCGGACGAGCCGGATCGCATGACGCCAGAGCAGATCAAGCGCATGGTCGCGGGCTTCGCTGAGCTTGCGCCCGACATCGCCGCCAAGGCGAAGGACGCGAAGGCCCGCGCGGCCGCGACGATCGAGCAATTACGCGCCGCCGATCCGGAGCAATTCGCGGCACTGATCGACCAGGTGCGCGAGTGGGACGAGACGCAGCACCCGCGCGATGAGAAGGGTCAGTTCACCGAGGTTGGTGGGGGCGACGGCGGCGGCGGTGGTGGCGGCTCTGCTCCAGCGGCAACCGGCAAGCCCGGAGCGGTCGCGCCGGGAGTGAAGCCCACGACGGTCGGCCCGACAGGCGTCGAGTTCGTCTCGCCGAACGTGCAGAGCAATCTCGACTTCCCCGGCGCGGTCGATGCGATCGAAAGCGAGCAGCAACAGTCGCTGCACGACGCTTCGCACTTCATCAACTCGGCGCTCAACATCGACGCCCACGAGTACGACATCATCGGCGCATGGGCCGATGGTGCCGAAAACTCGGTGATGGATGTCGTCGCCTCGAGCAACTGGGACAAGCTCATGCTGTCCGGTGCGATGAAGGGGCACATCGCGGACCAGAAATCGGTCCTGATCTTCCAGCAACAGGACGGCGGCACGTCGGCCCTGTCCAAATTCGAGGCCAAGGGCGAGCTTGCCGACATCCACCGTGATCTGCTAGCTGACGGCCTCGCGTTCCACACGCTGGTGCCCCACGAGGGCGGTGCCACGGTCTACGTGGCGGACCTCGACGGGTCCGCTGCTGACGCGGTCGAGAAGGCGGCGGAGAGATACGATGCCAGCGTCGAAGTCCAGTTCGGGCGCGCCGAGTTCATCGGCACCCAGAAAACCGATGGAACGGATCGCGAGCAGCGAGACGACGCGAAGCGCGTATACGAAGAAATTATCGAGCAATCCAAGATTCAAGGAAGCTCCGCGCTCTGGGCAGGGGTTAGTGATCGTTGGGGCGAAGGAAAAGCCCCCGGCTTCGTAGGCGAGGGCCACCCCGGCGAGGGCTACTCGGCCGACGCCTACGTCAAAGACGGCGTCATCTACACATCGGATGTCTACGACGCGCAGCGCGCGCTGTTCGAGAACCGCAAGGTTGAACTCGATCAGCCGCGCTCGGTGTCGGTGCTGCTCGACGTGCTGGGCAAGACCGCGCAGCGCATGATCGAGCAGGGCACGAAGGCCCCGGTGTTCAATCTCTGCAACGTCACGGTGTCCGGAACCAACCTGTTCTGCGCCGACACGATCGGCATCCCGCGCGTTCAGATGCCGCAGTTGAACGACGAGCAGACCGTCGAATTCCGCAAGTATCTGGAAGGCAAGTACACGGTCACCGACGAGGACCAGTTCGCCTCGCATCTGCGCGCGACGCAGAACGAGCTCAACGGGGCCAAGGTCGCTGGCGTCGCCAACTTCCTGCAGAACCATCCGGAGCATTACTCCAAGCGCGTCATCATCTCGCGCGACGACTACATCCTCGATGGCCACCATCACTGGGCGGCCAAGGTGGGCCTCGACGCCGCCGACAACAACCTGACCAACGACACCAAGATGCCGGTGTCGCGGGTGGACATCAGCATCACCCAGTTGCTGGCCGAGGCCGAGAAGTTCACTGGCGGCAAGGGCAAGAAGTCCGCCGAGGAGACGACCACCAGCCGCGCGGCTGACTTCGACGAGAGCAAGCACCCCCGCGACGAGAAGGGGCAATTCACCGACTCTGGCGGCGGTGAAGGCGGCGGCGGCACAGCCAAGGGCGGCGGCACCAAAGCGAGCGCCGCCAAGGCCGGTGGCGGCCAGAGCGGGAAGACGCACCCCGGCGAGGGCTACAGCGAGAAAGCCTACGTGGATGAGCACGGCGTCATCCACACCTCGAACGTCTACGACGCGCAGCGCGCGCTGTTCGAGAATCGCCGCGTCGAGCTGAAGCAGATAAAGCAAGTCTCGACGCTCATCCAGCGGCTGGGCGAGACAGCGGCCGAGATGGCTGAGCATGGCGAGAAGGCCCCTGTGTTCAATCTGTGCAATGTCAGCGTCGAGGGCACGAACCTGTTCTGTGCCGAGACTGTAGGCATTCCGCGCGTCGAGATGCCGGTGATCACCCGGACGCAGACCAAGGACTTCATCAAATATTTGAAGAAGCAGGGCTACGCCGTCGAGAAGGACAACGAGCGCGCGGCCAATCTGCGCGCCACGCAGAATGAAATCAGCGGCGAGAAGGTTGCAGCTGCGGTCGAGAAGATCAAACAAAAGGGCTTCTACAAGCGGCTGGTCGTCTCGCGCGACGATTACATTCTCGACGGCCATCACACCTGGGCCGGACAGCTCGCGATCGACGCCGCCGACAACAGTCTCGTCGATGACGACAAGAGCGTGAAGATCGCGCGCGTCGATATCAGCATCACCAAGCTGTTGGAGGAGGCCGAGAAGTGGACCGGCGGTGCGGGCAAGAAGGCCGCCGACGAAGGTGTCAAGCGCGCGGCGGAGCAGGATGACGACGACGATGACGACGATGCCTTCGACGGCATGACGCCCGAGGACATCGACGAACTGCTCGAGGAGCGCGGAGGCGCTCCGGACCGTCCCTTTCGGGTAGTGCGCGACTTCGACGAGTCGAAGCATCCGAGGGATGAGAAGGGGCAGTTCACCGATGCCGGTGGCGGCGAAGGCGGTGGTGCTGGCGCAAGCGGAGCACCGGCCGCTCCGCCAACGGCGGTGAGCGAACCGCCGCTCGATCCGGCGGTGACCAACGTCGGCGGCGATGACTGGAATCGCGACACGGCCACGCGGCTGGAGCGCGAGTATCAGCAGACGAAGGACGAGATCAGCAAGCTGGCCGAGGGTTCGGTCACGAAGCCGACGGTCACCTACAGCGACGATGACGAGGAGGATGTCAACTTCTCCCCCGAGGACTGGAGTATGGTCGGCGGCGAGGAGCAGGAACAGATTTTCGAGGAGTGGAAGCAGTCGAGCTACGGCGAGTTCTACCAGAGCGAGGTCGATAATTATTACGAAAGCGGCAACGCTCTCGACGACACCAAGGCCAACATGGCCTACGACGGCACCGCCGCTGGTGCCGAGTGGGCGCTCGACGCGCTCAAGGAGTTGCGCGAAGAGCGTGCCGCTAACGACGAGCCGAAGATTCCCTTCACCGATGATCAGATTCTCGATGCGGTCACCCTCGCGTACGAGAGCGGCTACGAGGGGACGAAGGACCCCGACATCGGCTTCAATGACAGCAAGCTGACTGCGCCCGAGGGCTTTGATGCAAGCCCGACGCTGCCGGGTATCGAGCCGGAACAGCCATCGACCCGTCTGACCAAAGAAATGCGCGACGCGATTGTCGCAACGCTCACCAAGGCCTTCAACGACAAAGCCGATCACGATGCCAGCGATCAGGAAGTGCCTGAGTATCTCAACGAAAACATCAGCGAGTATCAGGACCAGTACTGGGACGGCGCGTCGGACGACTTCAAGTTCGAGTGGGGCAAGAACAACGGCCATTTCGAGGAACCGAGTGTGGATGCGCCCGTGAGCGTGAGCGGATTGCCGGTGCAGTACGATCCGCTCGGCGAACGTGACACCACCTTGGACTACAGGCGCACCCAGGCGCTCGGCCGTCGTCTGTCGCTTGACGCCGCTAAGATGGAGTTGCGCGAGCGCGGCATCATCCCGGACGAAGGCAAAGCAGAACGCGCGGCGCGGGTGTTCGATGGCTCGCTGTGGCGCGACTGGAAGGGAAGCTCGACCTCGAGCAACGGCAAGCTGTTGCAGGCCGCCATCGCGTCGGAGTTGGGCGGTCGGTTGCGCGGCATCGAGATGGACAAGATGCGCGAGTACGCCGACAGGGAGTTCAAGAGCGAAGGCGGCTGGCTCGGTGTCAAAGCCTACGTGCGGGCGAAGTGGGAGACGACACAGTATCTGCTCGACAAGGCGGGCAAGAGCACGGTGCAACTGTATCGCGCCGTCAGTGTGCCGCTGGTGCAGAGGCCGCTGATCGGTTTCATCCCGGCCAGCGAGTCGGTCACCGGCACAGCGCAGCACGTCGTCAAAGATCCAGCCGACAAGACCGAACTGGCAGTGTTCGATACGGTCGATGAAGCGAAAAAGTTTGCCGAGGAATGGATGCAGACAAATCCGAACCTCGCGGCGCAGGCGACGAAGGTCAAAGGCTACGACCGGTTGGACAACATCAAGCTCGAGCGCAACGGTGCCGCATCGACAACGACCGATCGCACGGTCGCCAATGGCTGGGGATCGACCAACAATCGCGTGGTGCTGCGCATCGATGTCCCGCGAACGGCGGTCGTCAGCGTCCCGGCTTACGGGCAAAACTCGTTCCACGAGCACGAGGTCGTTATTGCTGGCACAGCATGGAAACAGTGGGAAGCGTGGCAAGGCACAGCGCCGAGTTTCGAGCACGTCGCGATGGCGGCGCGCGGGCTGATGCAGCGGGCGAAGTCCAAGGAGATCGTCATCGATCTGCTCGACATCGACATGAAGGCGGGCAAGAACTGGCTGGCCATCGATCCGGCCGCCAAGCTCGGCGACAAGCGCGATGTGATCCGCAAGAAGAACCGCGACAAGCATGTCGCTGAGCAGAACGCCAAGCACCGCAAGGCGAAGGCGGGGCGGTGAGTGGTGAGTGGAAAGACGCTCCAATTCCAACTGGGCGGCACGCTGCGGCTGCTCGTCGACGAGGAGCCGTCGAAGGCGGGCGCGTTCTTCACTGTGACCTACGAACGATTCCAACTCAGGGCGAGAGGTGACGGCATGGCTTACACACTTCCAGGCGATCGGCAGGTTCAGGTCCAAGTCTCCTACGTCGATGCCAACGGGCATCCCGCCGTCGTGGACGGCGAGGTGACGTGGTCGTCGTCGAACGAGGACGTGGCAATCGCCATTCCCGACACGAGCGACAGCACGCTCTGCACGGTGCGACCCTCGACCAGCGTCGGCTCGACGCAGATCACCGCCACCGCTGACGCGGACCTGGGCGACGGCGTGCGCGAACTGGTCACCTTCATGGATGTGACCGTGATCGGCGGCGAGGCGGTCGCTGGCACGATCTCGCCGGTCGGCGAGCCATCGCCGATCCCGACACCCAGAAAGTGAAGCGCGACATCCTGCTCGCGCTGGTCCTGCTTGCACTGTTCCTCTTGATGATCTGGGCGCTGGCGGGCGCGCAGCACTGGACTATTCCGGCGGCCCCAGGATGAGCGGGCCAACATCGCAGAGGGCCGTCCAACGATCCACGGGATCGCGGCGGCCCTCACCCTTTCCAACTGATGGAGGCGTCCATGCCGTGGACCGCCGAAGACGCGCCCAAGCACAACAAGCTGACCAAGGACAACAAGCATCTGGCCGAGGTGTGGGCCGCCGCCGCCAACGCTGCGCTCGAGCAGTACGGCGACGACGAGGACGGCGTGTCCAAGGCGATGGCGACCGCCAACGCGGCCGTCAACGCGGAGCACAAGAAGCAGCAAGAGGAGGGGCGTTCCGCACCGCTGGAGCGCCGTGGTGCCGGTCCGCCCGCACCGTCGATCGCCGGACTCGATCTGGTCCGCCGCCAGGACGGGTCCATGATGCTGGCCAACCCGTCGAGCTTCGATCCGAAGACGCGCGAGGCCGACATCATCATCTCGAACGGCGGGCGCGTGCGGCGGCGCGACTGGGATGGCGAGTACGACGAGGTGCTCGACATGCGGCCGGGAGCGATCCGGCTCGCGCGGCTCAATCAAGGTGCCGCACTGCTCGACTCGCACAATTGGTCTTCCGGAATCGATGCAATGCTGGGCGGCATCGTTCCGAACTCTGCCCGCGTCGTGAACAACGAACTGATCGCGCGTGTGAAGTTCTCGCGCGGCAGCGAGAAAGCACTGCGGGTTGCCCAGGACTTGCAAGACGGAATCCGTTTCCCGGCATCCGCCGGGTACGTCGTCCATCGGTTCACAGAGGACCGCTCGACCTCGCCCGTCACGAGGTTGATCGCGGACTGGGAGCCGATGGAAGTCTCACTGGTTACTGTCCCGGCCGAACAGACGGGCACAGGAATAAGGGCGAGCAACCACCGGCCAGCATCCGCACCGGCGGCTCATCATGGAGATCGTAAAATGCAAAGGCCTATTCGCCTGAAGAGCGAAACCGATGCGGCCTTCAAAGCTCGCGTCGAAGAGCACTTCACCAAGGTCGAACCCATCGAGGGCGAGACTGCAGAGCAACTCGCCAAGCGCGTCGCGGACTATCTCGCGATCGAGAGCCAGGGCGCGGCCGAGGCCGAGGCCGAGGTGCGGGCGGAGCAGGAGCGCGAGGAGCGCGTGCGGCGCGCGATCGAGCGGCGCGCGCGGGGCGAGGAGAACTCGCCGAACCAGCTTGCGGGCATCTTCCGCGAGATGATCGCCATCGGCCGTCAGGCCGGTATGGACCTCAAGGACATCGAGGCCGAGTCGATCGGCCCGACTGGCGGACTGATCACGGTCGATCAGTTCCGCGAGCGCGCGTTCGCCTATCTGGTCAAGAAGCAGCAGACCACGGCGGTGCGCGGCGCGGCGCAGCCGGGGGAGCTGCCTCCCGGTGCCGTCGTCGCCAGCGGCAACTTCTATGGTGCCGTGCGCAGCGGCGACGATCCGTCGCTCGCCCGCAACGACGCCATGGTCGAGGCGCTCACCACCAAGATCCTGTCGTCGCGCCGCCAGCCTGCGGTGCTCAACGCGGAGCAGGCCGAGTGGGTCAAGGCCCGCGAGATCACTGACCATGTCGCGATTGCGATGCGGGTCGCCGACGGCAAGGACCAGCCGAAGAATCCGCAGGCCCGCGCCTTCCTGGGCATGACCATCATGGAGATGGCGGCCGAGTGCATCGGCTACAAATTCCGTGGTGTCGTGCGGCAGGCGCAGGCGCTCGACATCATCGCGCGCGCGTGGCACTCGACGAGCGATTTCCCCGCCATTCTGGAGAACGCGCTGAACAAGACTTTGCTCGCGAGATATGCGGTCGCGATGCCAACCTATCGCATGGTCGCGGCAGAGCGCACGTTCCAGGACTTCAGACCTCACCCTCAAGTGCGAGCCGGTGACTTCCCTCAGCCCAAGCCGGTGCTCGAAACCGGTGAGTTGAGATACGGGACTGCGGGCGAGAGCAAGGAAGTCGTGTCGGTCGCTCCGTACGGCATCGTGTTCGCCATCTCTCGTCAGGTGATGGTGAACGACGACATGGGCGCGATCGATCAGATACTCGGTTCGACCGGCGACGGCATCCTGCGTTTCGAGAACACCACGTTCTTCACGATGATGTTGGCGAACGCGCAGGCTGGACCCGTTTTGCTGCAGGACACGAAGAACGTGTTCATGAATGGCGCGCTCGGCACCGGCCACAACAACTACGCCGACACGTTCGCGCACGGCGGCGGTCCGCCCTCGATCACCACGCTCAGCGACGGCCGCGCCAAGCTCGGCGGCATGCAATCGATCGACGGGCAGTTCCTCAACGTGCAGGCCTCGATCATCCTCACCGGCCTCGCCAATCAGACGCCAGCGGAGCAGATGGTCACGCAGATCACCCCGAACCAGGTCGGCTCGGTCAACCCGTTCACCAACCGTCTCGCGGTCGGCACCGAGGCGCAGATTCCCGGCCTCACTTGGTACATGTTCGCTTCGCCACAGGTGCTGCCGTGCTTCGTCTATGGCTTCCTGGCCGGTGCTGGCGGGCCGCGCGTGCGGACCGACGAGCCGTTCGGCGTGCAGGGCGTGCGCGTCTCGCTGGAGCACGACTTCGGCGTCGGCGCGATCGACTATCGCGGCTGCTACCAGAACTGCGGCGCGACCTCGTAATCGAAGGGCGCGCTCGCGCGCGCTCTTCCCCTCTCCCCGAAACTCTCTGCATAGGAGCAGACGATGAAAAATTATCGCGCACCCGGCGCATCGATGACGGTTGTCGCACCAGCTGGCGGCTGCAAGTCCGGCGATATCGTGATCGTCGGCAAGATTTTCGGCGTCGCTGGTTTCGACGCCGCAGCGGGCGCTCTCGTTCAGATTCACAATGCCGGTGGCATCTACCAATTCCCCAAGAAGACGGGGACCGCGTGGGTCAACGGCAACGACATCTTCTGGGACCCCGCCAACAAGTGGTGCCACACCGTGACCTCGACCGGGGCCATCAAGATCGGTGTCGCGCTCGGCGCGCCGCCCGCCTACACGGCGGCCGCGTCGGGCGATGCCATCGGCGATGTGAAGCTCAACCCGTCGTTCTGATGCCGGTTGACTTCTCCGCCACGGTGCTCAGCGCGGGCATGAGCACCTTCGCGATTCCGGTGACCATCGATCCCATCGCCTCGCAGCCGGGAGAGATGCCGTACCCTGCGCGCGGCGTCTTCACCGATCAGGCGCGCGATCTGGTGCTCGACGACGGCGCGGTCCTGTCCACCCAGGATGTCAAGATCGGCATCCGCGCCGCCGACATGCTCGAGGACGGCTCGCCCATGTGGCGCGTGCTGCCAGCGCGCGGCGACCGCTGCACGTTCAAGACCGATGGGTCGGGCCGTCCGTTGCCGGAAGCCCGCCTGATGTGGGTGTCGGAGGTCGGAGAAGATGGGCAGGGCGGCTACGTCCTGAATCTGCGCCGTGACATCCCCGACTGACCCGCTTGGGCGCGTCCCGCCCTACGCCCCGTGGCCGGGATACCCGACTGATGTCGATGCCAGCGGCATTCAGGACATGCTGATCGAGCGCGCCAAGGCGCTCGGTGTGTTCAAGTCGCTGTTCACTGTGCCGATGGAAACCATCGACCCGGCGAACCTGCCCGCCATCGCGGTCTTCCTGATCGAGGAGGTGATGGCGAGCGACGGCAACGCTGGCGAGCCACACTTCATCCACACCGTCACCTACGGCCTGCAGGCCATCATCCAGTCGAGCGATGCCGAGGAGCAGCGCAAGCGCATCATCAGCGTGCTCGGCAAGCTCGACATGGCCATCCTCACCGATCCGAAGATGCTCATGCCGGTCGAGGAGATACAGAACATCACACGGCGCTTCCGGTTCGAGCGCGTGTCCGAGGTGCCGATCGCGCAGTTCAATTCCGCG